GGTTCGCGCCGACCAGGTTCGCGTCGGCCAGGTTCGCGTCGGCCAGGTCCGCGTCGGCCAGGTTCGCGCCGGCCAGGTTCGCGTCGGCCAGGTTCGCGCCGGCCAGGTTCGCGCCGGCCAGGTCCGCGCCGGCCAGGTCCGCGCCGGCCAGGTCCGCGCCGGCCAGGTCCGCGCGGGCTTTTGCCGCCGCCGCTACGCAGTCCTTGAGCGTGTCGAAATCGCCTTCAAACAGCACCGCTCCGGTAAATTTGTGTTTAATGTGCAATTTCATGTCTTTTTCCTCATAGTGGCATCGATAAACATGTCGACCAGACAGTCAATAAACATAATCAGCGCGCCGATCCACAGGGCTATGGCGCAGAGCAGGATGGCGTACTCCCACGGCGCGCCGGCCCCTGCGCATCTCATTGCGCATCCCCGTTCGCAACCAACGTTGCGTGCAAGTGGTTGAACAACACCATCACAGCCTGCGCGTAAAGGTCGTGCCGCTGAAGTTCAAGCGAGGATGCCAACTGCTTGAGCGATTCCATCGCAAAGCGAATCGTCGACGGATATTGCTGCGATTTCACCGGCTGCAGCAACTGCGCAAGATCGCGCCCGAGGTGCGCCGCGTGATCGCGCGTCACGTAAATCGATTCGACAAATTCCCCCTCCCGAAAGGTCGCGAACTCAACCAGCCCGCGGTGCTCGGTGTCATCCTCGTCGGGCTCCCGAACCTCAACGCCATCAAGCGCCAGCGGCTCAAACTTCTCCGGATCCGGATCATTGCAATGGCAAACGGGCAGCAAATAGCCGCAGCCGCCGCAGAATTTGTCCAGGTTGTTCATGGTGATGACCCTCCGTGGGGCGGTGAAGATATCCCGGATCGCATCATCGAGCGCTTGGGATGCCTCGCGGCGTGACATGTCGCGCAAGTTCACGTGCGTTCCTCGATCTTGATGGAATCCCCGACGCTGAGGGTCCACCGCTGGTCGTAAATCAAACCCATGACCTTCTCGGTCAGTTTCTCGTCATCCTTCGGTTCGGTAAAGGGTATGACGTCCAATTCGCCGCTGGTTTCATTCACCAGCACCAGTTTGAGTTTCCTCACGATCTTCATCCTCTCGGGGCGTCACCCCGGTTGTTGTTGACGTCAGGAAGTATCACCTTTGAAATCAGCGCTTGTCAACAGGTGGCAAACACAATTGCTGATTCGATGGTCAGCGGCATCTTACGCGGGTGTTGATTTTGGCGAAACGAAGGGGTAGAAATGAAAACGGCCCGAGGGTTAACGCCCCCGGGCCGTCGAAGTCTTGAAGTGATGACAGCACTGCAAGAGATCGGGCACATAGCCTGTCCAAGGCAATCGTACCGAACCTCCCCACCAGTCCGCAATCATTTCCGCGCTTCGTGATGTTCGTCACGCGATGGGGGTCAATTCCGCCAGGTCGCATGACGTTGCAAGCCGTTACTGTGCGGATTCGCAAAGCGGCAGGGTTCGAACGAAAGGAAGGGACCCGCGATAAGCGCTGCAAGGCGCGACAAGTGCTTTCCGAAGCGGGAACTTGCATTGTCCGCTCACTCGGCTCTACAGGGCTCTCGGTGGTTTTGTAACGGGTGGTGAGTTCCAACCTGACGGCTCATGCGTCTGGATGGGACAAACTCGCCACCCGGATACGAGATCGGTGGTTTTATAACAGGAGTTTCGCTGTGTTCAGAATTACGAAAGACTGGATCGAAGCGCACCAAAGCAATCAAGGCGGATGGACTCGAGATCAGGTGCAAGCGATTGGACTGGATTGGCCTTTGGTGAAAGGCTGGAAATGGAAGGTCATCGGACTTCAAATCACGGATGAAACGAAAGCAAGATTCGAACAGAAACTTGATCGGAAAGCCGCAAGACATCAAAAAACCGTCGATCTGTTCGGGAACGCGCCATGAACGCAATGCCGCCAGACTGGAACGAACAACTGCAAACTGCATATCCCAAACGATCGGGGCCTGCCGGATGGGGAGGATTCCGCCTTCTGCTCGCCGTCCGCAAAGCCTTGCTGACCGAGACTTGGGATACGATCATGGCCGGGGTCGGGCGCTACAAAGCCTGGTGCGATGCGAACGGGCGAACAGGGACGGAACTGGTCATGAAACCGCAATCGTTTTTCGAGCAAGCGGTGTACCTCGAGGATTTGGGCCCGGCGGCAACGAAAGCCAAGACGGTGGCCGAGCTCATCGCGGAGGGCCGCGAATGAACATCTCCGATCGGCCCGATTTTGACGCCCTGATGACGAAACTCTGCATTGGCCTCGATGTGAAGCCGGATCCGGCCCGGTTGCAGACCTACTGGGACGGGTTGCAGGGCAAGATGTCGATTATCCAGTTCGCCCGGGTGGTCGAGCATTGCTTGGGCGACGGCGGGGCGGTGAAACTGCCCAGGCTGCCGGAAATCTGGTCGATCTGGCGCCAAGTGAAGGACAAGGCGCGCAAAGTCGCCGCGCCGGCGGCCGAGACCCTGCCGGAGCGCTCCTGGGGCTCCCTGCTGGTCGACAGCATGTTCCTGACCTACCTGCACCAGCGGCGGTTGGTCGACCGCTACCAAGGCGATCTGCGCCTTGAGGCCCGCCGCGCCGCCTGCCGCGAACTCGCCCAGTGGTGGGACGGTTGCCGGGCCGAGGACATGACTCCGACCCTTGGGGAGTGCTTGGATGCTTTCGGAAAGGCCATGGCGCGAATTCCCGACGCGGGAGGCGCTGAGAGCGGCTTGGGGGGCCAGTCTGGTATGGATCGGACCCCGATCGCCGCTCCTGGGGCATTACAGGCCGAAACGTGAAACCACTGGCATCGCGGCGCACGGCAGCAAAAGCCCTGAACGCAAAGCCGCGTCCGCCATGATCGCCAAGATTCCGCTGGCGCTGTCACGGCACATTGGCCGTACCTACGCTCCAAGGTCCGCGGCAGTTGCCCACCAAGGCTGAAATCCGTAGGTTCGAGGCCCTGGTCGCGCACGGCTGCGTGGCGTGCCACCTGGTCGGCCGCGAGGGCTGCGGGCGGGTCGAGGTGCATCACATCGTCGACAACGGCTACCGGCGCCTCTCCGGCGGTCACATGGCGACCCTACCCTTGGGTTCCTATCATCATCGCGGCCAACTCCCCAAAGGCATGGGCCGGCGCGAAGCGCATGTGCTTTACGGTCCTTCCCTCGCGGACGGCTCCAAGAAGTTCGCCGCGAGATTCGGTTCGCAGCGCGAGCTTTTGGAGCGCGTCAATATCGCCCTTTATGGGCAAGCTGCAATACCCCTCGAAGGATCGGCTATCGACGATGTGGATTGAGGTCGGCGGGCGGGCATGGAAGATTGGCGGCAATCATCCCATGCGCATGTGCGACGGCTGCGGGGCGTTGTGGGAACACGGGCAGGATCATCTGTGCTTGCAACCCCAGGACATCGCCATCACCGGCCCGCCGTCCGTCCTGCCGACGCCTCGAGCGCCCAAACCCAAGCCGGCCGCCACGGTAAGCCAAATCATGAACGGCTGGAAGCGTCAGGCGTAGCGCTTCTGCGAGCGCTTGTGCCAGGCAAAGGGGTTGATTTCCTCGTCGTTTTCCTCGTCCCCCAAGGTCAAATCCATGTGCCGCCGCATGTACTGCCAAGCCATCGTGAGGGTACTCACAATGTCGTCATGGTCGCCGTTCGGGAACTTCGATGCCTGGTCGATGACTTTGAACGCCCAGCTGCGCGGGCAGTACCAAATCGCGCCCTTCTCCAGCATCAGCGACGCCTCGTGCGCGCGCGCGATCAAATCGCCCTGGCCGCGGTTGCGACCGTTCGAGCCGGCGAGCCCCACGGCTTTGACGGGTAGCTTCTTCTTGCGGAGCTCTTGCAGAAGGCTATGCCCGGAGGCCTTCTTCTCGATCAGGATCACGTCGGGCGCGAAGTCGATGTTCGACTGGATCGCCTCGGCGCGAAGGTCCGGGTAGGACAACCGTTCCTCCATCGCATCCAAGAGCATGGCGCACACCCGCTGCGTGCGGTGCGTGACTTTCCCGTTTTCGTCGTAGCGGATGTCGGTGTAGTTGAAAATCCCCCATGTCGTGCGGGCCGAAAAGTCCGCTTCCTCATCTTCCTCGAACGCGGTGTCGTAGACCTGAATCACCTCAAAGAACTCCGGCATCGGCCGCTCTTTGCCGGCGTTCGGGCTGTTTTCCGGCCAGCACCACTCACGCCACCACGCGCGCTTTAGGATCAAGCCGCCCTGGCCCTCGGGCTGCTGCTGGTACTGCGCGGCCCACGCTCGAGCCGACATGATTTCCTTTTCGATCTTCGCCGTCGCCGCGTCGAACCGGTTGGGGTCCAGAATCTCCCCTTCCTCCTTGCGCGGGTCTTTGAAGATGGGCTTCGCCCCAGGCTCGACGCCGAATCCCTTGTTGGGGTAGGTGATGCAGCGGCGCGAGGGGTCGAACTCCAAAGGCAGGCAGAGGTACACCCAGCGCTTCGCTTCCTGCGCGAGCACGTGGCCGTAGATGTCGCTGTCGTGCGTGCGCTGGCCTATGTAGAGCTTCTGAGCGGTCATCGGGGAATTGAGGCGCGATCGCCACTCGTTGTCGTGCCAAGCCAAGGATGCTTGGCGGGTGGCGTCCGATTCGATCTTCTTGGCCGAGTGAAAGTCATCGCCGATTTGACAGTCGCCGCCGGAGCCGGTGACGCGCCCTTGGACCGACGTCGAGTTTCGGGATCCGCCTTTGGAATTGCGGTATTGGCGGCCGGCATTCTCGTCCGGCATCAGGTGCCAGTCGGGCGCGAACAGGGTTTGATACCAGGGAGACTCAATCACGCGCCGGGACAGGCGGGAGAAATCAAGCGCAAGGCGGTCGTCGACCGACGCGGATAGGAACTGGGTCGTCGGCCGATGCAACCAGTCCCACGCCGGCCACAAAACGCTGGAGATTAAACTTTTTGTATGACGAGGCGGAAGTGAGACCATCAAAAATCTGATTTCGCCTTGCGTCATGTAGACGAGGTGTTCGCAATTGTGGACCAGAATTCCGTTTGCGAAGTAATTGTTGTTGTCGGCAACTTCAATGTTGTAAAGGGCTGGACATACCCGTAATGATTTCTCAATCGAGACGACAGTAACTCTCCCAATCGAGTCATCTCTGCCACCGGTTTGTGATGCTGTTTGGAATGGCAAGGCCTGCACAGCGCGACGAGGTTCCAGAGGTCGTGATTGCTCTCGTCGCGATCGATGTGATGGACGTCCAATTTCCCATCCACCTGACACAAAAAGCAGCGGTAGTTCTCCCGCTTCAAAACCTTCTTGCACTGCGACCGGAATCCACGTTTGTAGGTCGCGGCGTTGTAGCCACCAAGATAATTGTGATTGTTGGAGCCGACGAGATAGGCCGCGTAACAATCTCGATTGCAGAACACTCCATGAGTGCGCGGCGCGACTGCCAACTGACCTGGCGTAATGTAGACCGGCTTGCCGCAATGTTTGCAGGGAATGTCCGATCCTTTCTTTGATCGAATTCCAGCGCATTTGCGACATCCCTTGCCGCCCCACGTTTTTTTGCCGCCGCAAGTCGGGCATTTCACCGTTTCCGGCTTCACTTTGGATAGACCAAAACACGCACGGCTGCAAAATCTGCTTGGCCGCGTTCGGGTTTGCACGTAGGTCACGCCGCACTGCTCGCAAACCAAAGACGGTCTGACCTTCTTCAAGTAAATCCGCGCGGACATACCCCTGCCCTTCGACAAATATCGGATGATTGCCAGTCAGCTCAAGAACCGTGCCATTCGAAAAAGTCACTCGGTACAACGGTTGAGGCGGGTTCTTCATCAGCATTTTGACGGGTTTCCATTCCGTCCGGGCCGTAACATGACAATAGCTGGCAACATTTCCTTGCCAACCGGATTCGACCATGTCGCCAATCGACATGGGTCCTGATTCGGTAGTGATGGTGGTTTCGGCCGGCAAACACAGCGCGTCGAGGTGCCAACCCCAGACGAGCTTCTGCGGCGCGACCTGAATCCATGCGGCTTTGCAGAAGGAAACAAAATCGGTGCGCATCTCAAGCGCGCCGATGTAGGTGAGCATTTTGCGAAGGTCGTTCGGGTCACCGCGCTCCAAGGCGTCGCGGGCCTGTTGGTCAAACATCATCTCTCACGTTCTCGACGTGGCACCCCGGCAAGGGGCGGAATCAGGTGACCTGGATTTTGACCGAGCACCCCAGCTGGGACGCGAGCGTGATCAGAAACGCCAGGCTGAACCGATCGTAATTGCCATTGCAGAGGCGCGATATGACGCCCTCGTGCAATTTCAAACCCGCAGCGGCGTCCCGCTGGAAATCGTACTTGGCCCGGATTTTCCCTGCGATCCCTTCGATCAGAATCAGTTTGACTTGGTCAACCTGCTCCGACTGGTTCTTCGTCACCCGCCCGCGTCGTCGATTTGCTTGTCGATCTGCATCCCGCGGTTGCGCAGGCGCGATGCGGCGGTCTGCACGGTCAGGTCGCGGGTGGCCGAGTCGGGCGCTGAAGGGCTGGCCGGCACGTCCCCGATCTGTGACTGGGAGGTCGGCCGGGGCGACTTGGCGAGCGCGTCCTGAGCCTGCAGCGCGGCGTGGACGACATCCGGGGAGGCGGGCCCGACGTGGGGCCGATCGCCCGACCGGTTGCCGTTCGCGTCGGTCGTGAACACCGGGTTCGGGGCAAGCTTGGCGCGGGCATCGCGCATCGAGGGATTGGGCACGTCAGACCCTCATCTTCGGAGCCATCATGGGCGGGGCGGACGGCTGAATCCCCACGGGGCCGGCCGGATTGACCGGTTGAGGCCCTTGGAGGCCGGGCGGCATCCCGGAGGGCAAGCCGGGCGGCGATGCAGGACGGATCATCGGCTGGTGGGTCATGACCGGGCGGCCCAGGTGCGGGCCGCGGGACGGCTGGATGCCGGGGTGTCCCATGCGGGTATCACGGATTCCTCGAGCGGCCATCGGCGTCCTCCTACGTGGGGATTTGAGCGTAGGGGACAAACTCTATCACGCGCTGAGGCGCTGTTCACACTCCCGCATGTGCTGCCGGGCCGCCAGGATCTGGTCCGACTCAATCGTGATCTTGGGTCCGAACTGCCGGCGCAGGCGCTTCACCTCGGCCACCACGCTCTCCGGGTCCACCGGGATGGGCGCGGTCGGCTGGGGTTCCAGCAACTCACCGTTGGCGTCGCGAACGATCAAACAGGCACGCACCTGAGTCTCCGACTTGGTTGAAACTGGCAAGATTATGACGCCTTTTCGGTGTTGACACAAACCCCGGCAACGTGTAGTCGTTTGACTACACCTATCTCCCACAGCACGCGCGCCACGCCGCCGTTGCCGACCGGATCGCGCATGTCGCGCAACTTCACGCTGGATGCCGCCCAGCCGGCGCGAGGCGCAATCTCGCGCACGCGGATGAATCCCGCGGCCCGCAGGCTGGCACCGCTCTCGTCGGCCTGGGTGTAAGTGATCATCCGCCGGTACCCCATGGCCTTGGCCGCGCGCCACAACGATCCGTAGATCATGCTGTTGGCGTTCGCCGTGCCATCGGTGCAGGTTCGATTTACTTCGAGGGTCAAACCGTCGTCGAAATGGCGCGCGACGGGCCGGCCGGCCATGCCGACCCCAACCATTACCCCTTCTTGGTACAGCCCCACGCTGAATTTGTGGCCTCGAGGCGGTTTGTTGTGCCGGTGCAGCGCCGCAACGAACGCGCACGCTTGGCGGAACGTCACCGGCCGCAATTCCATCATTGCTGCTGTTCTTCCTCGGTGAACCCCAAAATTTCGCGCGTGACCTGCGGACCCAAGGCCGCGGCAAACTGCGCCTTGAGCTCGCGCAGTTTCTCAAGCGGCACATCGACGTGGAGGTGGTTGTGGGTCGCCGCCGGTTTCTTGAAGTTCGCCGCCTGCTCGCCCAAGGTCGTCAGGGCCGACAGGCGCGTCTTGGCCCGCGGCAGGGTGTAGGTGACCGTCGTGCCGTCGTAGGAGAGGCTGTCGATCGCCGCGGCCTGCTCGCGCGTCAACTCGGTCATGGGCTTGAGCGCCAGCTGGCCGTCGACCACCTTCACGTAGTCCAGGGCGTTGCAGTACCCGATCGCCGCGATGCCGGCCAGGATGTCGGTGCGCTCGTAGCTGATCTTCTTGGCGACATGCACCTCGACCTTCGCGGAAAGCCGGTCGATGTACCCACGAAACTTCTGCACCTTGCGCAAGGCGTAGAAGCTGGAATTGCTCAGCTTCGTAAATCCCGCCTCGACCCATGCCTTGTTGTGGTCGCCGGACTTCACATAGGCTTTGCAGAACAGGACGTCGCGCTCGCGCATGGGCTCGGCGGGCGCCACGCTTTTCAGGGACTTCGAAACGGCGCGGCGGGTTTTCGAAGCGGCGTGGGGCTTCATTTCGGTTGCCTCAACATCCACTGCTTGCTGTGAATCTGCACGCGCCACCCGCCCTTTCCGTCGATCAACACCATTGCCGAATCGTAATCCCGCAACTCCATGCCGCCAAATCGGCACAGGCCCCTGATGTGGTGCGCCCTCGAGGGGACCGTCAACACGGTGCGGATCCACTCCGCATGCCGCTCCTGGATAACTTGCGACGGGATGTAAAACTCCAATTCGTGAATGATCAGGGTATCGAGGACGAGCGCCATGCCGGGACAGTAACGCGGCTACTTCGACGGCGCCTTGACGATGATCACGTCTATCCCATGCAGCGCCTTGACCTGTTTGATCTTGTTGGTCTTGGCTTGGGTCATGACGCCCGTAGTGTCCTCAAACGTCACATTCGCCGGCATCAGCATGGTCGTGCGCCATTTGATCATGAAATCGGCCCGGTAGATCACCCCGCCGCCGCAGTCGATCGGCACTTGGCGCAGGAACCATTCGATGTGGCCGCTGGCCTTGAGCATGCACAGTTCGTTGAAACGGTTCGCTTCGAGCTTGCTGTCAAAGCGGATGCCGTCGACGGTGACGGGCTTGTTGCGGTACTTGGGGGTTTTCTTGGACGGCGTGCTGGCCGGCATCTTGCGCCCGCTGTTGGCTTGGAACTTCGCCAAATCGGCCTCGGTGAATCGCGTCATTTGTAGTCGCTCGCCTTGTAATCGAACTTGCCGCGAAGCTCGGCGCGGCCCGCAATGTTCAGTTCTTGGGACACGAAATCGTTGAGGCATTCGAGCCAGTAATCGCGCAGGCGGGGGAAGTCTCCGTTGCCGGCGTCACGCGCAGCTTTGGCCGCCCACCACGCGCGCTGCGCTTTGACGGCAGGCAGGTACCCGATGTGGACGAGGCGCTCGAACTCACTCCGGTTCGCCTGCATCCAGGCTTTCGCCGTTTCTATCGTCATCGTAGGCATCATCATCTCCCAAGGTGCCGTTCCACCGAGCAAACGGACGACGAACGAGTTGTTCGTAACGGGCAAGCGCGGCAGGGTCTGAGTCTAGCTCAGAGAGGGACTTGACGCCCATGACGTATTTGGCCCATTCGCGCGCCCGGGCCGGATCCCATGCTTCCCGGCCGCTGCCCATCGATTTGGCGTAGCGGAGGAAATCATCGCCGGTCAGAAGGAGGTGAGCATCATTGGAAGGATGGCGCACGGGTTTTTCGTCGTCGCCCACCTCCACGAGCACGGCCATGTAACGCTGGCCGGCGGTTTTGCCTTTGCGCACCGTGGCGCTGCGAAACGGGTCCAGCGCTGTCGCGTCAGCCAACCAGAAAGTTACGCGCACCCCTTGGGTATGGGACTCCTGCCAGCCGGCGAGCATCATCTCGCCCTGAAATGCGATAGGGGCGTCGCTCACTCGAATATCCTCCGGCCCCACCGCGACGCACCCCAGCGGGTGAGGAACGGGCCGAACCGGCTGATCCGGTCCTCATCCCGCCGCACCATCAGCTGCAACGGCCAGACGACATACCAGCGCCACCGGCTTTGCCGCTCGACGGAAAACGCCAATTGAACCGGTTTAGCCTTTGACGAACTCGGCTTCAAGATCCACCTCCCTTGCTGCAAACCCCAAAGCGCCGCTGATGTCCTCCGGCAAAGTCGCGGGCCGCATCGTCGTGCGCTTGAAAAACACCCCATCGGTGAGGATGATATTCTCCCGCAGCACCCAAGTCAGCGCCCGGCGGCATTTGTCCGAGTCCAGAAGCGCGGCTTTCAACCGGCGATTCTCGGCCCGCAAACACACTATCCCGTGCCGCGCTTGGCACATCGTCTTTTGAAGCCGCTCAACGGTCTTGCGCAATTGCTCCACTTCGGTCAGTTCAGTCATAAACGTCCTTTGTCAGTGATTGCCAAGCGTGCGAGCGAAGGGTAATATCCTTTGTCACCATTCGTCAACCCTAAAGGTAATAGCGATGCCATTCACGAAAGCACAGTTAGAGGAACGCCGAGGGTATCTCGGCGCAAGCGAAAGTTCGGCCGCCTTGGGCACCAGCCCCTTTTTCAGCCCGGTCGAACTGTACCTGTCGAAAATCGGGGAAGGGGAGCCCATCGAGGAAACCATCCCGATGATGGTCGGCACCGCGCTGGAACCGGTCACGCTGGCGCTGTTCGAGCGCGAGACGCATCTGGCGGTGACCAGCCGGCAAGCGGTGTTCCAGGATCCCAAGACGCCATGGCGGCGCTGCACGGTCGATGGGCTATCCCCGGATGGCTGGATCGTCGAGGCCAAGACGTCGGGCGATTACCGCGGCTGGGGCGATGGTGAGGATGACATCCCGCTGCATTACCTGCACAACGCAGCGCACAGTTTGTCGTGCATTCCGACCGCTCCGGGCGTGTATTTCCCGGTGCTGATCGGCGGGCGGACGTTTCGCACGTACTCGGTCGCGCGGGACCAGGAACTGATCGACCTGGTGCGCGAGGGCGAGGATGCCTTCATGCAGCGGGTGAAGCGGCGCGAGCCGCCGGAGCCGCAGGACCGGCAGGATGTGCTTCGCCTGCATCCGAAAGACAACGGCCGGTCGATCGAGGCGCCCGCCGACGTGGTGGCATTGGTCAACGAGCACGCCAAAGCGAAGGCCCGCGCCAAGGCCATCCAAGATGAAATCGAGTTTCTCGCCAAGGGCATCACCGCGTTTATGGGCGATGCGGCGACGCTCAGGAGGGTTTCGTTGATCGGCGCGCAGGGTTCGGTGCTGGCGACTTGGAACTCTCAGGAGCGGCGCACGATCGACGCCGACCGGCTGCGGGCCGAGTTTCCGGACATCGCTCAGGCGGTGACGAAGGTTTCCAGTTCACGGGTTTTTTTGAACAAGGTAAAGGGGTAATTCATGAGTGCAAACGCAAACGCTGTCGTCCCAAGCGACGAGAGCAAGCTATCGAGCCAACTGGCGGCTCGAGGGGTCGAGGCGCATACATGGAACACGTTGAAGAACTCGTGTTTCCCCGGCGCCGCGACGGCATCGATCTTGATGGCGATCGACTACTGCTTGGCGCGCAAGCTCGATGTGCTGAAAAAGCCTTGCCACATCGTTCCGATGCAAGTGAAGCAGGGCAAGGATTACATCTGGCGGGACGTGATCCTGCCCGGAATTTACGAGTACAGAATCACGGCGCAGCGCACCGGCCTGTACTTTGGTCACTCAAAACCGGAGTACGGCCCCATGGTCGGCCCCGAAGGGTTCGAAGCGCCTGAGTGGTGCGACATGACGTTCCATCGCTGGAACGAGAAAGCGAAGGTTTCGGTGCCGTTTCCAGTGCGAGTCTACTACCGCGAGGTCGTGGGGCTGACGAAGGAGGGCGGCGTCAACTCGCGCTGGAGCAAGGCGCCCATTCAGATGCTGACGAAATGCACCGAAGCGGCGGGCCTTCGCGAGGCATTCCCCGATGAAATCGGCGGCGAGCCAACCATGGAGGAAATGATCGACCAAATCATCGATCAGACGACGAATCGGCGCGCGACGGGCGAACCGGCCGGCATGAGCCGCACCGAGCAAGCCAAAGCTGCGCTCAAGGATCGGCGGGGCGAAGTCAATCCGCTGGCGAACCTGCAGAACACCAACACCGAACGCGGCGTTCCGGAATCCGTGATTCAGCAAGGCCAGTCGGCCGCGCAACAACAGCGGCTGGAGCCGGAACCCGAAGCCGCCGACGTCAAGCACGAGTACAACGAAGCCTCGGCGCTCGCGTACCTCAAGATGCAGAAAACGGTGGACGGCTTGAAGAAAGCCTACCGCCAAGTCTGCGACGATTTCGAATTCAGTGGGCGGGAAATACCATTGGATATCGAGGCCCTATACAGGGACTTGAAGGAATTGCTTGAGGAAAGGGAGGTGAAGCAGTCATGAACGAACTCGCAATCGATCAAAGCCGCGGCGCCGACGACACCGGCCTGATGGCGTCCGCGACCCTGCCCTCCGACATCCAAGCGGTCGCGGAACGGGTCTACCGGCAGGCCGTCGCCGTGCGGATCGAGTCGGACGCCGACTACTCGGCCGCCGCGGAGCTCGCCGCCGACATCAGCCAGTCGATCAAATCCATCGACGCCGACCGGGTGAAGCTCAAAGCCCCGTTCCTGGCCGGTACGCGCCAGATTGACGACTACTTCCGGGGTCCGATCGCGCGGCGGGAGGAAGCGATCCGGACCATCAAAGGCGCCATGCTCGATTGGGATGAGGCCAAACGGCGGGAGGCGGAAGCCGAGCGGCAGCGCTTGCAGGCCGAGGAACGCGCCAGGGAGGCCGAGGCGCGGCGCAAGGAGAAGGAGGCTCAGGAGCGCCTCCGGGCCGAGGAAACTGCACGGCGGCAGGCTGCGGAAGCCGCGCAGGCCCAGGAACGGGCGAAACGAGAGGCTGCGGAAGCGGAAGCATGGCGCGCGCGTCAGGCGGCGGCGGCGGCCGAGGCGGCGGCCCGCGGGGATCAGGCGGCGGCCAAGGCCGCGGAGGCTCGAGCGAAGCAGGCGGAAATCGACGCCGAGAACGCCAAGAAGCAGGCGGCGATCGACCGGGAGGCCGCTATTGAGGCCCGGCGCAAGCAACTGGCGGCCGAGCGGGAGACTGCGGCGGCGGCCGAAGCGGCGGCGCAGGCCCAAGCGGCGGCCCAGGAAGCCACTACGGCGGCGGTCGCGGGGCCGGCGGCGCTTGCCAAGGTCGACGGCGTTTCGCGCCGGCGGGTGTGGAAGTTTCGCCTGAAAGCGCCGCTCGACAAGGTGCCGATGCGCTATCACTGCTTGGACACCGACAAGGTGCAGGAGGTCGTCGACCGGTTGAAGGATCTGGCCGCCGAGACCTTGGGCGACTGCTTCGAAGTCTATTTTGAGGACGAGCTCGCCGTGGGCCGGGGGAGGAAGAAGTGAACTGGGAGGAATCCGTCGAGCAAGGAGCGCTGCGGGCCCGGCAATTGGTTCCGGTCATCCAGAACACCATGCAACTTTCCGGCATGCAGAAAGACGCCTGGTGGCTGGGGTTTCTCTCGGTCATGGCCGGCGTTTGCTACATCGAGGTGGGCGATGCCGCGCACACCGTCATCATGGGGGCGGTCCAGCAAGCACTGCGCGACTGCACCAAAACGGAAGGGGAGGTGGTTCAGTGAATTGCAAGTATCCATGGACGCGGCTCAAGAAGATCGGTGATTCGTTCATCTGGCGCGATCGAGCGGACGAACGCAGCCTGCGGAGCCAAGCGCACAAGCAATCGCGGATTCGCGGGTGTTTCGTGTCGGTTTCGGTGAAAGACGCGCATTCGCTGCGCGTGCGGCTCGAATCCCGCTGATCAATCGCGGGCGGGAAGCACCGGCTGTACCGCCCGAATCTGCGCCAGTTCTTCCCGGCAGGTCAAAAGCGCATCCTCGACGGAGCCCAATCGGGCGATCATATCCCCCACCGTGACCGGCCCCGACAGCGGCAGCGTGACGGACGGCGGGCAATCAGCGGACAGGGCTGGGTCCAGCGGCAGCGGGTCCGGGACCGGGATTCTCACGAGGCGGTCCTTGTAGACCACTTGCGGCGCTGCGCATCCTGAGACCAGCCACGGTGTTAGGGCAAAACACCCCAAGATTGACATTGAGCAAGTCCTGACACTTCGGGATGGCATGGTCCTGTTGCTCCAACTGGATGGCTTTGGTTTCGACGGCTGCATGCGCCTGCAATTGCTGTGCGAGCGCCGTCTTGGCCTCGTCCTCTTGAGCGGCGGCGGCAGTGGCTGCTGCCTGCCATTGCGCCAGCGTCTTTTGCATGGCGTCGATGACGGTCTGGTCCTGGTGGTTCACGCTGACCGCGCCGGCCAGCTGCGTCGTCAAATTCGAAACCTGCGCGGTCAGCGCCGCGACGTGTTCGCGCTCAAACGCCACCCACAACCCCAAACCCGCGATCAAGGCGGCGGTTGCCAGGATCGCAATCAGCTTAGGACTGAGGGCCGGCATGGGCTTCGCACGCGGCTTTGGCGCTCTTGGCGTCCGGGTGAGCACCCAAAAACACCGCGGGGATGGTCTTTCGCATCTCGGGCAGGTTGATCGACTGACGCCAAGCGAGGTAGGGGCGCCCCTCGGCCAGCGGTATCTCAACGGTGTAGCGCTTGCACTCGCTCAATACGAAATACGGCCGATCCGTGATGGAGTCTCGAGTCCCGGGCGCAAATCTCACGCGAATCCCCCGCCAGCCGTTGTGTAGGCTTGGATCAAGGATGCCATTTTTGCTTGCGGCTGACCAGACGACGAACCTGGAAGGGAGGCCCATAACCCACTGCAAAGGGTGATAGCCGCCGCAATCTGGCCGGAAGTCACCAGATTGAGCGCTTTTTTGCTGTTGATCAGGTAGGTCGCCGCGGCATCCTGGGAACTCGGGCTGAAATCCGGGAGGTGCATTGCTTTCTTGCAGGCTTCCCACGTTGGGCGGATCAGCTGGTAGGCCCCGGCGGCGGTCGAGACCATGCCGACGTACTTGGGACCCAAGAAATCGAGCGGCTCGCCGTGCCAGGTGCCGAGCACTGCGGGGTGTTCGGAGAAATCGGTGATGGTGAATTTCCCCTCAAAGCACACGGACCAAGGGTTTGGGTATTGGTCCGTGCCTTCGCTGTGCCGGATCGTCGCCAAGAATGCCACCAAGTTCGGATTCTGGGTCATGCGTACTCCGCAAGCTTGGCTTTGACTTGTGGCCTAATTTCGTCGGGTAAATTTCCCAAAAGCCCAGCCAGCGCCGGATAGCCCGCCTTTTCAATGCGTTGCTGCATCTCGGCCCTGGACGAACTTCCGTCGATGAGCGGCCCGATCGTCCGCATGAGCTCCGACGTGTTGCCGCCGCGCTTCTGATCCTGGATGCGCTTCTGCGCTTCCATCTTGCGGCGCATGTACTCGGAGTGCTCCTGCGCGTTCTCGCGCCGGCTGTCCTGCAACTGCCGCTGAATGTCCTGAATCTTCGTCTTGTCGCCGGCCTTGCGCGCCTGCTTCAAATCGAATTGCAGCTTGTCCTTCCACGCCTGCAGTTCCTTGTAGTGCTGGAACGATTCGATCTTCTCCGGGTTGGTCACCACGCCCGGGGCCGGCGCCAACCCGACGAACGGCATGGCGCTGAACGCTTCGCCGGTGAACCCCGGCTCCTTGGCGCCCTGCAACTGTTTCTGCCCCTGCACCGAGAAGGGCAGCGCTTCCCCGAAGAAATGCTTGGCGCGGTCCTCGCTATGCCAGTCGAACACCGTGCTCTTGTCGGACGGGTTGTAGATGGGGTGGCCGAAATAGTCGGTGCCGTTCCACTGGTCCGCAATCTCCCCGAAAATGGGGTTGGCTTTGTGGATTATGGTCGTGCCCGGGTGGTGCGCGTACTCCCAAATGTCCTTGGCGTAGGAAGGCAGCGCAATGCGCTCTGCGGCCCCGTCCGGCAGCAAGCGGCCGGTTTTCGGGAAGATGTAGTCCTTGAGTTCGTCCGGGCCCTTCCCAGTCATCAGGTACTGCGTGATCGCGCCAATGACCGCCGTGGTGAACATGAGGCCCATCACGTAGGTAGCCTTGTGACCAAAATCGTCCGCGTTGATCTTGCCAGTCCGTAAGCCTTTGTCGACCGCCTTCAACACGTCATGCGGCGCCCCGCCGATTTCCTCGATGGTGCCAAAGTTCCAGCCGACCGCGCGAATGGTAAGGTGCAACGTGTCTTTAAACGTGCGGTCCCAAAATTTGTCGTCGTAAACCATTTCGCCTAAGCGGTTGTCGACCGAGCGCCAGATGGATTGCATGGCCTTCGCCACATCCTCCGCATCGGCGCCGGGATTGCGCCGGATCCAGTTCGACGCCAAATCCGAGAACACGCCCAATTTCTGCCAAGGGACGATGTACTCCATGATTGGCGACGTGGTGGCGCGCGTGATGCGGCCTAAAACTTCAAACGGCACCACGAACGCGGGATTGATCCGTGCCAACACCCGCAGTTCGTTCCAGAACTTCTGCGCGTACTCGACCGGAATGTTGCCGATCGCCTTGGTCAAAGCGCTGACCTTGTCGTGCGGTTGCGCCAAGGCGGCGCGGATGTCGCCGCGGATCGCGCCCAAGCCGTACCCGCGGAACGGGGATTGCCCGTGGGTCGGCATGAAGTAGGTGTCCATTTTTACCCGACCGCCGCCGGCCGCCAGCGCCGCGACCAGCGCTTTCAATTCCGGGGTCGCACCGGAAGGGTTCAGGTACGCCTGCATCAGCTGGTAGCCGCGGCGGATGTTCATGATTGCGCCGGCAGGGGTGGCGGCCTCGAGGAACGCCCCGGCCGCGCGGATCGGCTCAAAGTGCATCATGTGCTCGATCGCCAGCGCGTTCTTCGAGACCATGGCATCCAGGGTCGTGAATCCCAAATGGAAGGCCGACAGGCCCAACTGCATGGAGTTCAGAAGGTTCGTCGCGAACCGGAATGCTTGGGCCGGCGCGAAGTTTCGAAGCCTTGAAGCAGACAGGTGGTTGTTGATGATCCGCCCGCCGTCCTCCGGCATGATGTAGTGGCCGCGCTCAATGAACCCCTGTTCTTCCTCCGACCACTGCGACACGCGGGCAATCGGATCGTCGATCTTCACCCAGCCCGCCGGGGTGGGTTTGCCGGCCCGCTGAAACACCGCAAGGCCGTGCTCCTTGTACGAGCGCATCATGCTGACGCCCGAAATGAACCGCTGCATTTCATGGACCTTGAGCAAGGTCATGACCAAGGGGTTGATGGTCGCCGGGGTCAATCCCCACTCGATGCCGTCGCGGATGGTCGGCACGACACGCTGTTTCAGGAACGTCGCCGGCCCGCGCATGGTCCTGCGGCCCTGGATGCTGGCAAAGAGCTTCTCGACGTCCGATGCTTTGTCCTGCCAGAAATGCGGGAAGTAGTTTTCGAGGTAGTTTTCCAGATACCCGTCGCCCAGCGCCCGCACCTGGTCGCGCCAGAAGTCGAGCATCTGCCGCATGGCATCGGCCGCCGGCTGCAAAGCCGCGATGGGCTGACGTTGGCCGGTCTCGATGGCATGGATCATGTCCAACTGATCCTGCGGGGACAGTTTGCCGATCACGCGGGCGAATTCCTCAAGGCGCTCCTGTGCTTGCGCTTTCATGTGCGCCAGTTCGCCCAAGTACGGAATCGTTCGGGCCGCCACTTCCTTGGATACCGCGCTCACGTCCTTGGGGTTCAGGATCTTGCGAATGTCCATGACGAGGCGGTTGTCGACCAGCGAAGTCGCCGCGCGCCGGGCCGCCATGTAGACCTTGCTCGGCGTGCGCTCTTTCAGCGGTTCCTCGTAAGGCGGCGCCGGATCGCCGTCTCGAGCAAACATCGGGCGCGCGAACAGCGGCATGCCTTCCAGCACGGAGTTGCGCATCTCGGGGGTGATTTTGACGATGTGAGCGGGCAGGGAATTACTGCCGCCTTCACCTTCTCCGTCCTCGGCCAGTACGCGCTCGACGCTGGAATAGAACGTGTCTTTGGGCATTGCGTTGCTGGCATCGCCCTCGCCGGTCGATCGGTCTCGGCCGCTTCGAAGGTGTTGACGCAGCGCATTCAAGACATTGCGCACGTACAGGTCGTCGAATTTCTCCGGTAGGCCCGCAATCTTGCGCAGCCAGTCGCGCACGATCTGATGCACCTTGTCGATCCACTGCTTCCAAGCGGGCGGGATCTTGCCGCCCTGCGCCTGAGCCTGTTCGTAGTAGGCCAGCGCTTCCTCGGCGCCGATCTGCTTGTGGCTTTTGCGGGTCGGGTCGTAGTTTGAAATCTCGCGCCGGCCGTGGAAGTCCGTGGCGGCCGGCAGCGCTTGAGCGATGTTTCGTAGCAGCTGGCGGTACTCGGCGCTGTACGGGGAACCCAGCATGGACCGCAGGCCGAAATGCACCACCATTTCATGCGCCACAATGCCGGCAAGGTGTTCAGGGCTCTTGATGGCGTCCGCGACGATGTAGATTTTTCCCGTACCAGGGAAATAGCTGGCGATGGGGTTGGCGCCGGCCGCCGCCGCGGCGCGCATGTTGGGACCCAAGTCGGTGCGGGCGAGCTCGCGGGCTGACTGCACCACCACCAGCCCTTTGGGCTTGATCGTGAAACCGTCGATGATTGCCTGCGCTTGGCGCTCCACCTCGGCCTTCGGCATGCCGCCGGCGCCGTCGCCGCGGGCCAGCATGTCGCGTTTCTGGCCGCGCTCAAATTCGTGCAAGCGCTCACCGAGCCCCAAATCTTCCAAGCCTTCCCGCTGCGCGATCGTGCCGCTTTCAAACATGGGCCGTTCCTCGTCGGAAACCGGCGGCCCTTTTGCCAACAGGGCATTGCGAACCTTTTTGAATCGGGCGCGGGCATCGTCCAATTCTTTCTGTTTATCGAAACCGCGTTTGGACGCTTCTTCGGAATCTTCGGCGGTTTTTAGGCTGCTTTCGATTTGGCGCTTGTTGAACTCAATGCGATCGGGAATGTTGGCGACGTAATTGGCGAGTCGAGTCAGGAATCCGGATGGAGAAACCGTATCCTTGGCAGTGTAATAGCTCATTTCCTCGCCGCTCGGCGCTTTGAGCTTGATGGCAACACTGCCATCGTAAGATGCGCGGGCTTCAATTTGGAACGCCAGCCCTCGGTACTCGATGCGCACCGGAACGGTCAGTTCTTTGTTCCGCATCGAGGCAACGATGTCGGCCAAATACGGCTCGAACTTGTCTATGGCATGAAACTCTTTGCCGGCCACCTCAAGTGGTGCCCAGCCCTCTTTGCTTGGCGGGTTGGCGGTCGCGATTTTGCCTTCGGCTTTCAGCCTGGCGATTTGATCCGGCAGCGTTACATTGGCGTACTGCCGCGCTTGCCGCGCTTTTTGGCGCATGGCGGCTTGCTGGTCGGCGGTCGCAGCCGAGAGCCGCTCGAGCGCTTGGACCTCGTTGCGCAGCTTGGTTTCCTCCAAGATAAGAGGATCCCCGGATGCGGCGGCTTTCATGTCGGCAGCGTCGGCCGCTTGACCTTCGATGTCGTCTATTTCTTCGATAGAGGAATCGTAGTTGCGCAGTTGTTCGATGCCGCGTGCCTTGTGTTCAAGCACCTGCCAGCGGCGGGTATCATAGGTTTGCGCAGTGGCGTAGCGGTATATCCGCATCCGAAACCCGTCTGGATCGCGGTCGTACAGCATGTTGCCGCGACGGATTACGCGGCCATCCCGCTGCTCAAGATCGGACGGACGCCACGGCGCGTCGATGTGGTGCAAACCCACGGCGCGTTTTTGGACGTTGGTGCCCGCGCCCATTTTGGCCGTGGATCCCAAAAGCACCCGGATGTCTCCGGCATTGACTTGGTCGAACAGCTTTTGCTTGGCGGTTGGCGAGTTGTAGTCGTGAATAAAAGCGACCTCACGCGCTGGAATGCCCGCCTTGATCAGTTTCGCTTTGATGTCGTCGTACACGCTGAATTTTGCCGGCCCGGAAGCACCCGCTATGTCGTCTCGTCCAAATATTGGAGTTTCCTCGGGGTCAATCTCCTGCGTGTTGTTGTAGTCGTCGATCGAATCTTGATCGATTTCTCCGACCTCGTTGCGAGCAAGATGCCAGCGGGTCCTGGCGTTTTCGTCATCCAAAGTGGTTTTTGCCCACTGATGCGCTTCGGCCTTGGTTTTGAGGTTCTGATTTACGAGCCGGCCAGATGCGGCGTCGTAAACATCGATGCGCTTTTCGTCTTTGGTGCCGCGCTCGACCGCGAAATAGGGAATTTGCTCATGCCCAACAACGGTGTGCATGGTGCCGCGCTTGTGCGTCAGCAATTGCGTCGAGGGGTCGCGCACGTACACCAGCCGGGGCGCGGACGCGGATGAAGCGCGGGCCGACAGCGGCACGGACAAATCGCAAAACACCAACTGCGTTCCTTTGTCTTTATCCCAACGCTTGTAGTTCTCAACGATGTTTTCGACCGCTCGATTGATCTTCGAACCTGGATGATCCGGCGCAGTCGGGTCAATCAATCGATAATCCAATCCCGCTTTGTTGGCGGCGCCGGTAATCGACAGGGCGTTGATCTTGCCTTTGCTTTCCTTCATCAAACGGCGAAGGTTCTCGAATTTCCCCAAGATGGATTCCGGATCAACGGCAAGCGATGGCGTCAGCGCTCTTTGCACCATCGCCATCTCGGCATCTTCTTGGGTTTCGTACCCCGTACCCAACGAGTATTCCCGGTCGTCGTCGCGCATGCCGCGCGCTTCATACTTGCCGGTTTTGTCGTCTTTGATGAATCGCAAACTCTTGATGCGGTTTGGATCCCCTGGCCGAACGGACAAACCAAAATCCGGCAAGCCATCGGCCGCCATCTGCATTTTGGGGGTGCCCATGAAATTTTCTTGCAGCTTGGAGCGCGGCGCCACCACGTTGATCGGTGCGCCCGTTTCGAGCTTTGGCACTGGGAATGTGCGCCCTTGGGCGGTTTCTTGAGCCTTCAAATTATCGAGAGTGACCGTGTCCGCGAACGTCTTGTAAAGCGACATCAGCGCCGGCAGGTTCGCGAATTTTTGAAACCGCGTCGAATTGCGCCAGCCGGTTCCGGATGGGGCGACCTCGTAAACCGATTCCATGTTGCCGAATTGCTTGGCCCAGGAATCAAAGACATCCAGCCCCATCTTTTGCAACGTCGGGTATTGCAGATAACGCTGCATGTTGTACATCTCGACGAGCGAATTGCTGACCGGCGTTCCGGTTGCTCCGATGATCGGCGCTTTGTCTCCGAACGTATCTGTGAGCCAGCGGGATTTGACGAACAAATCGAACGCCTTGTCGGATCCGGTCGGGTTGCCCATGCCGGCCGCTCGAGCCATGGTCGAGGTGTAAAACAGGTTTTTGAATTCGTGCAGTTCGTCGACCATCAGGGAATCCAAGCCCAGTTCGTCGAAACTGACCACCTTATCGCGTTCTCCAAGATTGTTGACCTTGGTCTTGAACTTTGCCTCAAGACGCGCCTTGATGTTCTCCATGTCGCGGATGATGTTTCGATCGCCGCGCTCGCGCTTCATCATCTCGATGGCTTCCGAAAGCCGGTCCATCTGTTCGGTGATGATTTTCTTTTCAGTTTCTGGCGGCAAGCCGATTTTCTTGAGCGATGAATGGCCGACAATGACCGCGTCCCAATCGCCGGTCGCTATTTTGGAAAAGAACTTTTGACGATTGGCTTTCTGAAAATCCTCCGGTTCCGCCACCAGGATATAGCTCGAAGGGTAAAGTTTGGAAAACTCCGATCGCCATTGCCCGGTCAGGTGATTCGGCACCGCGAGCATGGGCTTTCTGGATATTCCCAGCCGGCGCATTTCCATGGCGAGGGTTGCCATGGCGTAGGTTTTGCCCGCGCCGACGACATGGTCGAGAAGCATCTGGCGGGATTGAAGGCCGCGCCACACGGCATTTTTCTGATGATCCAACAGGCTGATGGCCGGCGACATGCCTGGAAACGTCAGGTGCAGGCCGTCGAATTTGCGATTGACGATGCGATTCAATTTGTCATTGTAAATGCCCGCCACCCGATCAGCCCTTTCGGCGTCGCTCCACAGCCACTTCTTCCATTCGTCTTTGATAGCCTCCTGTTTTGCGCGGGCGAGTTCAGTCTCGTTCTGCATGACGACCGTGCTGGTACTGCCGTCTGAATTGCGCATGACGCGGGTGATGAGTACCGCTTGGCCCGCCATCGTCTTATCCAAGATTCCCTGAGCCGATATGTCTTTGGTGCCAAACAGGTCGCCGTTGCGACCGTTGTCGAACTGACCTTTCTCTTTTGTGAACCACTGGCCCAAAGCCGGGACGTACCGAACTTCATGCGGGGCGCCGGTAATGTGTCGATAGAACTCGCCGTACACGTCCTCCGGGACGAATGCCGCACCCAACGTCGCGTGGATCTGCGATGGCAGTTTGTCCTGGGGGATGACCTTTTCGAGCGCTGCGACGTTTTTTTCAAGCGCCGCAGCTTTGGCTTCTTCCAATTTCGTTTTGACGTCGCCGGACAAATACTCATCCGCGGTGACCAGACCTTTTTGCGGGTCGCGGAACACCACATCGCCTAGCTCATGTTCGATCGCTTCGGGGGACTTGTCGTACACCTGGCTCATGTACTGCGGGTCGACGGTGCCTTTGAAATTCAGGCTCGCCAACAGCGCATCTTTGGCGTTGCTGACCTTGATGTTGTCGGCCGGCGGGAACAGCACCCGCTGTTTGAAAATGTCGGCTTTTCTGGCCGATGGTGGTCGCGCCTCGATGCCTTCGCGTTCCGCCGTCGCGTTGCCTACACCGCGGTCGTAATCGAACTCAAGCGCCAATACCAGCGGAGCCTCGGTGTCGTCCAAAAACAATCGACGGTTGACGGGTGTGTTCAAAAGCCCGTACTTGGTCAGGAATTGATCGTAGGCGGCGTTGAGCTTCTTGCGGTTTTTTTCGATGTCTTTAGGCGTTGCCTCTCCGGAGCGCTCCATCCGCATCTGTTCGCGCAACAGGTCGCGCAGTCCGATCATGCGTTTGACGCGATCGAGCGCTTTCAAGTTTGGATGTTGCCAAGGAATTGAGGTTTGCCGTCCAAGCGCATCCGGGGTCCGCGTGCGCACCGCGCCGGACGAGTCGACGAAATAGGAACCGACCTTGACGCCTTCCGGAATGGCGACGTCCGGTTGATCGGCTTCCAGCGGGCCGCGTTCGACACCTGTGTAAATGCCCTGCGGCAGCTGCTGCACCCATTGGTCGATTTGTTTGTCCAAATCCCCGGTGGGCATGACCGTGTATTCGCCAGGCCGGTACATGGTTCCGGCGGCCGAGGGTTCGCCCAAGACGTTTTCCGGACGGTTTGCCATCCATTTATTGACGCTGTGCTCGTGCTCCAAATCCGTTTTTGGATCGCGGTTCTTCTGAGTGACCGTGTCTACCCACTGATCGCCGTTGCCTTTGGTGTTGGGAGCGCGTTTTTGTAACACAACAACGTCGGTCACTACCTCGGTGCCGGCGGTGTCTTTGAAAGCGGTTTGCGGGAGACGCGCGGCGCCGATCAGGTCCGCATGTTGCGCGATCCATTCGCGCGTTTTGGAGTTGCGTGCATCCAGGAAGTTGTGCGAGACCACCACGGCCATGATGCCGCCCGGGCGTAGCTTATCGATGGCTTTGGAGAGAAAGTAATTGTGGATCGATGCGCCAGAATAGGGGCTGCGCGCGCTATCCACGATGGGCTCATTGCCGAAGGGTGGGTTTCCAATGACTGCATCGAAATACTCCGCGGGAATGTCGAAATCCTGAAATCCCATCTGTTTGATGTTCGCAGAAGGGTACAAAGCCTTGGCAATTTTGGCCGTAAGCGGATCGAGCTCAACGCCGTGCAGTTCGGATCCGCCGCGCATGTCGGGCGGCATGAGTCCAAAGAAATTGCCCGTACCCACAGAAGGCTCGAGCACCCGGCCGCGATCGAATCCCAAATGTTGGATGGCATCAAAAATGCCTTTGACGACTGGCTTGCTGGTGTAATGAGCGTTCAACGTCGAGGCGCGGGCGGCGCGCCATTCGGCGGGCGTCAAAAGGGATTTCAGTTCTTCGTGCTGTTTCGCCCACTGCTTGTTGGCGGGGTCGAATACGCCTTTCATTGCGCCCCAGCCGACGTAGCGCGCAAGCTCCGATCGTTCTTCGGGGGTGGCGACGCGCCCTTCGGTATCAAGGGCCTTGAGGATTTTGATGGCGGCGACGTTGTCGCGGTACTTGCTGCGCAAGCTGCCTTTGCCCAATTCCTCGTTGTCTAGGCGGTGGTCTCCGGCATCGGCGGCTTCGGACTCAGGCCGTACAGTTCCGCTATCTCGTGATTCGCCAGATGCCGATTCCCCGGCTGGCTCAACACGTTCCGTTCCTGTTCCTCCTGCGCTTTCAGGAATTTCAGGTACTGGCCCGTTTTCAGGTGCTCTTTCACCGCTTTCGGCCATCCCCTCATCCACCGGTTCGCGATTTCGATCGCCAACGGCGGCATTGCCTTCATCTGCTCGAGCACCGGTTTCGGGTACTCGCTCGGCCGGTAGATTTCCATTTCCATGGGTTTCAGTTTGCGCTTCGGCGGCGGCGCCTTCAACAGCCGGTGGCTCTTTCGCCTCATCCGGGGCGGGTTGCGTCTCTGGCTGACGTTCGACGTTCTTTCCGCTGGTGTCCTCCCCAAAATGTTGCGCGATGGCTCGCTCGGGAGTAGCGCCAGCCTCAATCATCTTCGTGATGTCTACTTGTATATGACGATCATCTGCGGCTTCGCCAATGGCAGCCGTCACCTTGCCGTCTGGATAATGGCGAACTATGACAGTTTCCGGGCCATCTCCGTCTATCAGGTCATTGATCGTATATCGCGAAACCTTCGGCGCGCGGGCTGCTCTTTTTGCTTTTTCGACATCAGCCGGCTTCTCCACTTCAAACCGCGGATCTTCCGGGTTGTGGAGCACATGCTCGTATTTGATGGTGCCGTTTGGGCCGCGCACCGGCCGCAAGCCGACGTTTTCGGTGTTCACCGACCCGGTTTCGGGATTGATCGCCGTCCGGACGCCTTTTTCGTCCTCGTAGACGTGCTCGCCTTCGGCGTTCGTGCCGAGGTGGGTCTGACCTTCGACCGCCGGGGGTTTCTCCGGCGCTATTTCTTCCCGGCCGGCTTCTTCGGCGGCAGGGTGACTTTGGTCACTTTCCCCCCTTGTTTCAGGAGCGGTAATAGTTGTTCCCGCAGGGAGTTGGCCGCGGGGGGAACGTGTGCCTTCAGCCTCGCGACTGGCTTTGTGGGCGTGGAGGTTGGTTTCTGCTTCATGGTCCGATGCTCCTACGCCATACGAGAGGCCGATGCCGTTGATGTTGACCTTCCGGCCGTCCGGCAAGGTGACTTCGATCTTGGTCCCGGCTAGGCGCTGGTTCAGCCGGTTCATCGCTTCGTGCGCGGCCTCCGGGGTGTCGTGGTCGGCCTTGAACTCATCGCCGCCCACTCGAGCGCCGTGATCGGACCCAAACTCGTCCGCGATCGCATGCCCGGCGGCTTTGAGGATCTGGTCCCCGGTGTCGTAGGACGCCTGATCGTTCAGCGCCTTCAAACTGTCCAGGTCCATGTGGATCATGGTCGGGCGAGCGTCTCGCTCGTCCCAGCCGCGTTTCGACAGGAGCGGGGTCAAATGGTCCTGCAGCAAAGCGGCGCGCAGCTGCTCCGGGGTCATGTCGTTGACGCGCTGGCGCAGTTCCGTGTTGGAGCGCCGCTCGGGCGGCATTGGCTGCGTGCGCTCAAGCGGGGTTTCCGCAGCGGGTTCGGCCTTGCTGACCTCGGTTTCGATGGCTTCCCGGGCGCCCTGCGCCACCTGTTCGGCCGCCTCCGGGGTGTCGTGGGTCGAAATGGGGACATCGTCGACCTTCACCACCGACCCCGAATCGGTGTGTTCGACCGTCACCGCGTCCGGATTTGTCGCTTGAAGGGTGAGAGCCTTGGCTTTGGGTGGCAAGTCCTGAAACTCGGCATCGATGATCGGCGGCTCTCCCGGCCGTTCCTCGCGCGGCGGCGGTTCTTCCGCGGCCGGACTTTCCAATGCATTGTTTTCCTGAGCCTTTTTCGGCGCCGCGCGGGCAGGCTTGGGCTCTTGGGCGCTCGGCTGCTCGCCGGTCGGGACGTACTTGCCCTTGCGATCGGGATTCCCTGGCTGCGGATTCGGCGCATCAGGATCCCAACGGTAGCCGGGGTAGTACGTGTCGCTGGCGCTCGCTTTGGAGCCGCCCAAGGCCGGGGCGCCAGTTTGCGGCTTGACGTCATCGATGTTGAACCCGCCGGCCGGCTGCTCGGCCTCGGCTTGGGTCTCGGCCTGAGACTCGGCCGGTCGGCCGCGCGCGTGCAGGGCGGTGAACGCCAGGGTGGGGGCGACTTGGGACAGTCCCGCCTCGGCAATGCGGCCGGGGTCCATCTTGTCGTCCTGAACCGCCTCGCGCGTCGCCTCGCCGCCAGCGCCGATGCCGGCTTGGCCTACGGTTTCGGCGCCAATACCCGCCGCGGTGCCCAGCCGGCCGCCGCCGGCCAGCGTTTTGGCCGGTTCGTAGAGCTTGCCCGCGACGCCAAACGAGATGGCGTTGATGATCGCCGCCGGGATGCCGGCTTTCTCTCCGGCCGCCGCCGCCTTTGCCATCAAAGCGGGGTCTTTAAGCGCCGCGGAAACCGCATCCTTGTCCGCGAGGTCCACCCCGGAAGCCTTGATGGTCTGCAGGATGGTGCTGCCGTAGGCATCCAAGTACCCGCCTGTGCCCGCGCCCGCCGCCGTGCCCAAAGCCGCGCCCACGGGGCCGCCCACGGCGCCCGCCGCCGCGCCCCCGCCGGTTGCGAGCCCCAGCGACACGCCACCCTCTGAAAGTCCCTGCATGACCGTGGCGAGAGTTGCTCGAGGGTTCTCGACGTAGGAATCGAGCACGCCCAAGAAACTCCCCGCCTTCTCGCGCTGCTCGTCCGCGGCGCGCCGGAACGCTGGCAACGGCGGTTTGGCCTTCTCCGCGCTCGCAATCTGGTCGGCCACGGTGTCCGGATCCAAAATCCCGGTTTGACCGCCGACGACCGCCAAGTTCTGGCGCGCGCTCTGCGCGCCGATCTTGAGCGGATCGGCCAAGGTTTGATCGGCCAGCGCCTGGTCGGTCATCGATTCGGTGGCGAGGTTTCGCTGTTTGCCGCGCGCCAACCCGGCCGACACCTGATCGTAGGTGCGTCCCGCCGCCTCGGACGCGGCTTTCATCGTGCGCGCGGTGGCGGATTCCGGTTGCCAGCCGGGCGGGTGGTACTCGGTGTGATCGTCGTTCCAGGAACCCAACTGGTCGGCCGGCACGCCCTTGGCGAACTTCGAGTCCGCGGTGAACCCGCGCATGCCGGGGAGGGCGAATTCATCGATCTGCGCCGCGGTGGGCTCCAAATCCAACTGCCCGGAGACCGGATCTTGGGTCGCGTACTTGTTCCACATGCCTCGAAGGTCATGGGTGACGGCGTTGTAGTCCGAGCCCAAACTTAAGGTGTGGTCGGCGTCGGTGCCTTTTTCGTACCCGGTGCCGGGGAACTCCAAGTCGCGCGTGACGCGGCCGGGCTGCTGCGGCTTGGCGTGCATCTCAAGCCAGCCTTGGTAGGCGCCTTCCTGCCGGAAGTCCCCGGGCGGCGTCAGGCGCGCGGCGTGCGGGTTTTCGTCCTCGAGACTCTCGTAGGGGCCGCTGGTGTCATCCTCTAGGCTTTCGTAGGGCGATGCGTCATCCATTGGCCGGGCCTACCGCCTCGGGCTTGCCATCGGCGCCGCGGCGCCACTTCCAGCCGTTGAAAACGCCGATCTTGTTCGGCGGCGGGGCGACCGAAGGCGGGGCGGGCGGCTTGCCCTTGATGGGCGGTGCGTTTCGGCTCGCCATTTTGCCGCGCCAATTGTCGCCGTGAACCACTGCGGTCATGCGCTCAGCTTCCGCTTTCGCATCTTCTTCGGGCTCGTATTGACGTTTTGCCGCCAAATAGATGCTGTTGTAGGTTTTTTGCGGGTCATCAGGTTTGTACCCGCCGGTGCCGTACACGGCTGCAAGCGCGCGGTTCGGATCCATGTGCTGCTCATTGATCAACTGATTGAATTCCTGCATGCGAGCGGGCGCTCCCTTTTGCCCCCCTCGAGGCCCCGTGTTGGGGTCGAGCTTCACCGGCTTGCCGTCGCTCGTCAGGGAGACGTCCCAAGCCCCGGAATCCTGGTTGTATTGCAGCTGCGTGCCATCGGGCGTGACGCGCGTGATCGGCTGGCCGGTCTTGGGCGGTTTGAGCATCGACGCATAGGCGTTGGCCGTCTGCACGTCCTGATTCTTGATTAGCGAATCCTCGCGCACCGCCTGGCCGTAATTGCCCAAATCTTTGAGTTGAGTTTGGCGCTGGCCTTCGATGCCGGCAACCTTGGTGTCGTAATCTTCCGTCTGCGCCTGCTGCTTGGCTTTCTGCGCGCCGAACGCCTGCTGCACCGACTGCCCGGCCGCCGCGACCGGATCCGCGCCGCGCCGGGCGTTTTGCATGAGTTGGAGGCCGAAATTCATCAGTTCGGTAAATTTCTCCTGCCGGGTCGGTTCCCGGTTCGGGTCCGGCCGGGCGCCCAATTCCGCGCGCATCTGGTCGTAGCGGGCGTTGATGTCGCCGTGCTGCTGTTCCCACCAGTCCATGTACCGGGTCCGGGCGCCGGGTTTCAGGGCGTCGACCAAATCCGCCGGCGTGTGCACGTCCGCGAGTTTTTTCTTGTCGAAATCCGTGTCCGCGTCGTGATCCGGCGGCTGAATGTTCACCAGCGGCTTGCCGTCCTCGGTTTTCTTGCCCTTGATGACGTGCGCCGCCGCGGGTTTATTGGTCGGGTCCGGCTGAGCCCCCGAACTCGGGGAGGTGGCGCCGCCCATCGACAGGGGAGGTGCGCCGGGCCCGAACGGGAGCCCTGCCGGTACGGGGTTGGTCGGAGCGCCGTCGATGGTCGGGGCCTGCGTCGCCTGCGGAGCGCCGCGCGCCATGGCGGCCTGCCGGGCTTGAGGCGCTTGAGCGGCTTGCGGCGCATTGGGGGCCTGCGGGGCTTGGCCGACCGGGGCGATCATGGGCGCATCCGGGGCGCTGGGAGCCTCTACGGCCGGTCCTGCGCCCTGGGGTTGCGCAGAGGGCCCGGGCGCAATCATCGGCCCAGCGCCGCCTGCTGGCGCGGCAGGGCGGGCCGCTGCGCGCGCGCCGACGCGATCGCCGGTGTTTTCGTAGAGGTGCCGGCGGTAGTCCGCAATTAGGTCGCTGTTTTCGGGCGCGGCGTCCGGAGCGTCCGGGGCATCGTCGACCGGGGCTATCTGGTCATCCATGGCAATCTCCTACTGGCCGAAATACGTGGTGCCGTTCGGGCTGGCGGTGCCGACCGGCGCGATGTTGTCGGTATTGAAACCCGCAGGTCCCGCGTTCGGGTTGATTTCCGCAATGTTGCCCGCGCCGTTGGGATTGCTTGAATCGAAAGTGACAGCCGTGCTTGGCGTGGTTGAATTGCTGCCGAAATACCCCGCCAGCGCCGAGCCTATCCCCAAGATGTCGGAGGCGGTGTTGGTCGGCGTCACCCCCGCCGGCGTGCCTTTGCCGCCCGCGGCCTGCAACAGCGGCTGCAATTCTTGCGTCGACCAATTGCGCTGGTCTAGGTAGTCGTTGTAATTGGCGTTCAACCCCATCTGCTGCGTCGCCTGCTGGACGCCTCCGGTCGCCAAGAGGTCCTTGATCTGCTGGCTGTTCATCTGCGTGATGTCGTTGCCGGAGGCCTGGTAGGACTGCGCCGCGCCTAGCGCCCGCTGATTGTCGGCCTGCCAAGTCTGAATGGCCGAATTGTAGGCATCGGCCTGTCCCTTGGCCGCGGTGTCGGCCGAGGTCTGCAGGTAGTTTTCCTGGGTGTTCATGTTGGTCAGGGCCGCTCGGTCCCCGCCAAAGGCGCCGCTCGAAGCGGCTTGCGAATTCTGCGCGTTGATCGTGTTCGCGTACTGCTTGTTCAACTGCCGCTGCGCGATGTCCGTCACGTTTTGCGTGTACGGGTTCATGTATTTGGCCGCAGTGGCCGAACTCCACCCATTGTTGGCAACCCCGCCGGCGAGATTCTCGGCATTCCCGACGTCGGTCTGAGCCTCGCCGTTGTTGGCGACCGTCTGCGCTTGCGTCAACGCCTGCTGCTGGTTGCCGGTGATGGGCGCGACCTGCGTCCCCGAATAGGGGGTGTAGGGGGTGTTGGCGATGGCTTCGGCTTTCGAGTACAGGGTCGATTGCGCGTTCTGCAAAGGCGCGATCGCCGCCTGCTGCGCCTTGGTTTGGTTGTTCGAATCGAACAACCCGGCGATGCCCGAGGCCACTGCCAATCCACTTTTAACTGCTCCCCACGGCATGGCTACTCTCCTTGCTCGAAATGACGAATTGTTCCAGAAATCAAGGTCACAGGCCGTGCTCAAACGCATCTTTCATGAGACGCGATAATACCTGCGGATCTTGCCTGCGCCGAGTGTGAATCTCGGTGATTTTCATGTTCCTGAGCATTTCCCATCGCTCCAAGTCGAACGGCCCCAACTTCAGGTGAAGGTGGATGTTCGCCATCTCATGCCCGAACAGGTCGGTCCACTCGACGTGCTTGCCTTTGATCTTCCACAGCGCTTCGAACAATCGCAGCGGCGCGGGCGGCAGGCCGATGGCTTTTAGGCTCGCATTCACCAAGTCCGGCGTTCGGTGCAGGATGACCTTCGGGCATGGATGCTGGTTCACCCATTTGTGAAACAGCGCAAGGCCGGTGCAGGCGACGCCGACGTGCTTGCCGGGCAAGTACAAGTTGTCCAAGTCGGCGTAATGCCTCTCGAACAGCGGATCGTGGTAGCAATGGTAGCGATCGGTCGAGAGGAAGTTCGCCATCCAGGCGGTTCCCGACCGCGGCGCACCTAGCACCATGAACCGCAGCGCCATTACGAGAACCCGACCTCGGCCGAGATGTTGAGCGTGAGTGCGCTCGCCGTGTTCGATCCGCCGACGAGGAAATCACCTGAATCCAGCCGCGCATTCTGCGGGTAGATCGGATAGACCGAGTTCGCCGGGATGCTCAAACCCGATGCCAGGAATTCGGTTCCCGCGGTGTTCGCTCCGGTCGCGCCTTTCCATAGGCTCACCGTCGCGGCAGAGCCCGTGCGGTTGACGATGAAAATTGCTTTCAGCAACAGGTACGGTTGCGACAGCGACATGCCCACCGGACCTGAAAGCGACCCCAAGGCGCAGTTCAGGAGATTCGTCGTCAGCGTCGTCGACAGGGCGATCGGCTGGATGTTGATGATCTTGTTCTGTGCCATGGAATGCTCCTAAAAATTACACGCCCCATTTGGCGAGAAGGTAGGCTTCGACGGCGCTGATTTCCGCACCGCTCAAAACACGTTGGTAGACAATGAACTCGGCAAGATCCCCTTGCATGTCCTCAGAACCTGATTGTGGGTTATAGCCAAACGCCGTTGTCTGCGCCGTGATGGCCTGCAAATTCGTGCCCGAACCATCGGCGGCGCGCGCGGTGCGAAAAGCGTAATTGCCGGTGATCCCGTTGTAGGTGGCGTTGACCTGATACCAAGTCCCATTGGTCAATGCGGTGGTCGATTCTCCGATAATCGAAGCCGAATTTTTGACGAACGCCATTTTGCCGTTGCTTCGATCTTGGGTGTATTCCAAAGACGCGCTGCCCCCGGAAAACATGATCCCTGTATAGGTTGCGTTGTAGTTCGGCTTTATGACTGCAAACACGGTGGCTGAGGGCAGCGAGATACCCGTTGACAGCGTCCAACGGCCGGCAGTCGATGCGGGCCACGTAAACACGTTGCGGCCATTCAACTGCGTCGCGTCCCGCACCACGCCTGGGGCCGACGTGTTGGCGTGATTCCCGGTCCACGGCCCGGAATCGAACATGCGCTGCAAGCCGGTTCCCGCGGATACCAACGCAATATCCCCCTGCCACCACCACACAAGGTCATTGATGGTCGCCGGCACGCCAACGGTCGAACCGCCTGTCCCTGCGATCCCTTGAAACCCAGGCGGCCCCGGATCGCCATCGGCGCCGGCGTCGGCATCCATCAGAATGAACGTCGATCCCGAGCCGCCCGATCCGGAAGGCCCCTGAATGCCCTGGATGCCTTGAATCCCCGGCGGCCCAAAATCCCCAGGCTCGCCCGCATCGGGGCTCTCGACCATCAGGTACTGAAACACCGTCGTTCCGCCAGTCGCTCCTGGAACGCCTTGGATGCCCTGCGGCCCAATTTGCCCAGGCGGGCCGGGCTCGCCGGGTTCAGGGTCCTCATCAAATCCCGGCGGCCCAGGTCCTCCCACCACACCATTGCCGCCAGCCGTTCCGATGAACGACACCACAATGGTTTCTCCGACAATGTCGACGCTGATGGAAGATCCGTCGCCGGCAATTGAATTGAAAACGAGATTGCCGCCCGATAACCCCGCGTAGACGTCGATACCGGTTCCCTGATTCTGACCTTGCGGCGCCGATGGCCCCGCGTCCGGACTAGAATTGACCCACTGATTGTTGATGAAGGTGAGGACTTGCCCGTTCTGACCGTTTTCGATCAGCACGTTTGACAGGTCCGACAACGATAGCTTGGCAAACGCGGCCGAGGTTGCGGACAAGGCTTTGAGAACTTGCCCCTCCGTCAACCCGGACACGGTGAAGTTAGGCCCCAGCTCTTCGGTGGTGGCAAGCACCTCAGTCCCGGTCGAGCCAGCCTCGCTTTGCAACGTCGTGACTTCATTGATGAGCGTGTTGATCGCTTTTTCGGCGGCGACCAAATCCTGAACGAGCCGGCGCAGCTTCTGCGTCGTCGGGTCGTTGCCCAAAAACTGAATGTCAGAGGTGGTGAGGGAATTGCTCATGGATTGTTGGTGTTGATCGCCCCGCCTCGAGTCGCGCCCGCCAACCGCTTGCCATGCGGCGTCGCCTGCGATTGCCACGTACCCATGCGAAAGTCTTGTCCTTTGACGATGACCGACGAGACCGAGGCGGCTTCGATCAGCAAGGCAACTTGTGTTCCCGAAGCACGCTCGTCCACCTTTTCCGTGTCAGGCGTGATGATGAACGGGCCGACTTGCTGGTAGCTCGCCTGCTGCGGGTACTCTTTGCACAGATAGCTGAACTGCAGGCCGTTTCGAAGGCGCTGAAAATCAGGAATCATGCTGTTGATCAGCATGGGAAGATCCGAGCGCACCCCTGCATCCCAGCTTTGCAGGAAGAAATACATGGGGTTCGTGACGTTGGCCTCTCCCTCGTCGTAGCCGGTCTCATGCAGGTACAGATACCCGCCGTTGAACGCATACGGGTTTTCGAGGTACCCGATCAGCGCGGCCGAGGTGTCGTGGTAGCAGGTTCGGGGCATCGTGCCGCCATACCAGCACCCCAAATCGTAGTTATAGGTAACGTACTGCATGACGTCTGTCCCTAGCGCGGGGTAAAACCACGTCACTTCGGATTTCGTCATGTACGAAGAACAATAGGTCATCTCGGCTTGGCTGCGATCAAAACCCACGGTCGGAGGGTTTTGTTCATCCGCGGGGCCAAACACGGTTTCCCACATGTCGCATTCAAGGACTCGAAGCGTGCCGTCGTAGATCATGAAATCATCGAAGCACATCATGTAGACCACGCCGTTCACATCGACCACGGCATTCGGACCCACGATGAAGCATTTGCCCAATTCGTTGAACCCAAAGATGTTGGGAAGTCCCTGATATTGCATCTGGTACAGCTGCGTGTCGGACCACAGAAGGTTTTGCTGACGCGACTGGATGGCGGTGACCATGCGAGAACCGAAATTCAAACGCTGGCCTCCTGCGGTGTTGGCGACCGGCAGTTCAACAGGCAACCAGTCGTTCAAATCGCTTTCCGAGCACCATCGAATGTTCATCGGATCGGCGTTGCCGGTCACATCGGAAGCTCCGACCGCAATCAGGAACTGCGCGTCGGCGTTGACCAAGATGCGCTGCACATCGGTCGGCGCATTGGCAATCAAGGCCGCTCGAGAGTTCGGTCCCGTCGTCCACTGCCACCAGTAGATTTCCCCGTTGTTGTAGGACGCAACAAGGTCCTGTCCCCAGTTCGAAAGAGACCACGTACGAAGCTTTGCCGGAACACCCGTTCCCGCCGGCCTGGGAGTGCCGTAGTAGTTCTCGCCATACTCGTAGGTGCCGTAGCCATAAAGTTCGCCGTTCGTGGCAAGGCCCGCCGAAATGTCGTACTGGATCGTCACCGAACCGCCGCCGCCGGTAACGGTGCTGGTTGCGCTCGACGCGGCGGTGATGGTGTAGGTGTTCGGATCGATGACGGTCACGATTTGATAACCGCCGTTGAGAGTCAGGCCGCCGACCGTGTTCGGCCCCACGATCGTCATGTAGTCGCCCTGATTCGCACGGTGATCCGTGTCGACCACGGTCACGGTGGTTGTGCCACCCACGGTCGAGAACGGGTTGGTCAGATTCGACGCCTTGCGCATCGGCGTGATGTCGTACAGGTTGTTGTTGTTGATGAGGTAGAGTTTCGATTCGGTGCCGAACGCAATCCACTGCTGGCTGTCGAGGGAGGCCCAGTCGCATGCAGCTCGGCACGTTCCGATATAGGTGGCGGGTTGAAACCCGTTCGGCGGGTTGGCGGTGCCCAAAGAGTTTGGAAGTCCTAACGTGTTGGGCGCAGACGGAGGGGTGAAGTTTGTCGTATATACCGCAAACGGACTGATGCGAACCTCGTCAAAACTTACGCCATCATTACAGACGTTGCCGGCTTGAAACCCAAGCGTCGTGTCGTAATAGCTGCCAAAAACTGCGTACCCTGCCCAGCTTGCGTAAGGGCCTACATACCCGCCAGTTGCGGTTGTAGCTGGCGTCCACCCGCTTCCGATACCGTCGATGAACAATTGG